TCATCATCTAGTTGAATCCATTGTGGTGAACTAAATCCTGCTTCTTTATCCATTTTTTCATTTGCGATTAATACTTCACCTGTCAACAGATCTTTTTTAACTGTATATTTTTGTGGTATTTTTTCATTAGTATCAGGATCTACTTCATATCCTAATGTTATTTCTACACCTGCATCGTATTCAGATCTATCATCTTTATCTTCTTGTTGTGGCTGTTGTTGTTGCACTGGTTGTTGCTGTTGTACAGGTTCTTGTGGTTTTACTTCTGTACCTTTCTTTACAAATCCTCTTTTTCTAGGATCAAAAGGTATGTACATTCCGTTTACATTATATACTGAGACAGTTTCTCCTGTCTTAGGATCTACAAACTCTTCTTGTGCAAATCCTGTTGTAATCCTCTTAGGTACAACAGTTCCCTCTTGTGCTTTTAAAACACCACCTTTAGCTAGTTCTATTTCATTTCCATCATCATCTTCTGCAATAAGATCTGACTCATCAAAAGGCATATCATCAGGTAGTGTAGCTTCTTCTGAATTACCCATCTGACCCATAGCTTCCATTTTCTTTAGACCTTCTTTAGCCTTTTGTCTCATAGCCATTAGTTTTTCTAGACCTATAAATCTAACTACATCAGCAGGAAATACAAACTCTCCTTCACTCAGTTGTGCAGGTATATCATCTCTAACTTCTTCTTGGGTAGAGCCAACTGGAACATCATTGCCTGATACAGGATCTACTGTTCCACCATCTTGTTCTAAACCACCTTCATTAAATAAGTTCATTTGTTTTTTCATTGTTACTCCACCTTTGTTCATTTCTTCTGGAAATTTATTTAGAGGTCTTGGTCTTCCTCTACCTGCTACATCTTTTATGTCTAATGGAAAAGTTTTATCTACTTTTTTTATTGCTTCTTCTATAGTACCAAATCCTTCTTTTTTTATTTCTTCTTTAGAAATATTAAGAGTATTATCTATGTCAACCATTCTATCTTTAGTTTCTGCAATTCTAGCTTCTATTTCTCCTTTTAACTTTTGATACTGTGTAAAAGCTTTATTCCATTCAGATTTTGGTATATCTGCTTTAAGGGTATTTTTGTATTGTGCTGGTAAAAACTCTCTTACATTTCCACCAAAATCAAACCCCTCTCGCATTTGAATAGCGTGTTGTATTTCGTGGATAAGAATATTTCTAAAGTCATATGCCGAATCAAGAGCATCTTCTTCTATATATATAGCATCTTCTAAAGGATCATAATATCCACCCCCTCTTCTATTTGGGTCTTGTTCAAAATATGGTTTTACTTTTATGTTTTGTATAGGTTGGTATTCTGTATACTGAAAATCTCCTTCTTTTCCAGATACAAAAACAGTTCTATCTTGCTCACTAGAAAAAACTTTTCTAGCTTTTCCGTATGCTTCAGGAGCATAAAGTTCTTTAAAATCTAATATTTTTCCAAGTGTGACAACTTCTCCTGACAAAGCCCTATACGCTTCTTCTGGATCGTTAGCAAAGCTAGGAAGTTCACTTTGGTATTCTTTTAATGCTTTGTCATACTCTTCTTTAGTGTCAAAATTATTTTGCCAAGGTTCTTCCATGTGAGGTGGAACAGAACCTACTGTTTTTAATTTTGCGTTATACGTAGGTATTTCTGTTTTAAGTATGCCATCTAAACCTTCATATATGCCTGTTTCACGATACCTTTGTCGTATTAATGCATCTCTTATATCGTTAGGGTCTAAAAATTTATAATATTCACTTTCAGGTATGTCAAAACCTGCTCCACCTTGAACAAAACCTGCCATAAACCCATCTCTTCTCATATTTTCATATTCAGTAGCTCCAAAATTACCGTCTTTATTAGCATAGAATCTTGAGGGAACAAAGTCTACAAATGGTATTAATTCACTAGGGTCTTTATCTTTAGCACTTACTTTTACAATTCTTCCTTCTTTATTTTTTACTTTAGGTCCTGCCGCAAAACCTGTTATTCTTTTAAATTCTAATATATTTTTTTTAGCTCTTTCCACTAAAAATTTTTTAGTTTGTATATCTGTTATTATAGCAGAGTCATCTACTGTTTTAAAATTAGTAATATCTCCTAGTTCTTTTAACAATAAATCATTGGCAACACCATAATTGTAATCTATATTTTCATTTTTAGGACCTGTTATATTTTTATATCTTGCAATATCTTGTGAGTGTGTTCTTTTTAAGTAGTTAAATTTATCTATAGCTCCTTCAAACTTTTGTGTGCCGTATCTAGCTCTAACCTGCATTTCAAGAGCTTTAGGTTTTTCTTGTGTTATAGGCTGTGTTACATTTGTAGTGGTATCAGATATATCTACAGGTATGCCTGTATCTGTAACTGCTTGAGGAGATAAAGCATCTGCTGTACCTCTTAATGCGTCTTTAGCTTTTTTAATTAAAGGTTTTGCTATATCTCCAACTGCCGTTAAGTCTAGTGCCGCAAGTGCTGTAAGTCCTGCACCTTTACCTAATCTTATTATGTCTCTAGTTTCAAAACCACCTTTTAATAGATTAAATGCTTCTTGTGCATTTTCAGGTAATTCAGAAAGAGCTATAGCATCTCCTACTATAGGAGTAAACTCAGCTACAGACTTAATATCTTTAAGTGTTGCATCGTATGGTGTTTTAAATCTCTCTGCTATTTCTTCTCTAGTCTCATTCTTTTTCATTTGAGGATAAGAACCAAACAGATCAGCAGATTGTGTCAAACTATTTTTCATTATGCTTTACTTCATCCCTTAAATATTTAAGTCTCTTTAACATTGCGATAGAACCTTGTGCCCTATACATATCTTGTGTATTATCTGCTTGTTCTAGTTTTTTATGGTCTTGTTTTATAAGATGCTCAATGTAATCATTGAAGCTGTTCCATAGCTTGAGGTTGTCCACCAACGGCTTGAGGTGGCTGAGTATTTGCTTGTTGTCCTTGTGGCTGTTCATTACCTGTAAATCCTTGTTCACCCGGAGTTGGTGCGACTCCTGTTCCTATTGTTCCACCACCTGCACCTGTTGGATCATTAGGATCTGCTCCTGCTGGAGCTTGTGCTTGTTCTGGTGGAGCTTGCATCTGTTGCATCATCTTTGCTTGCAACTGTGCTTCTTCCATATTATTAGTAACTTTGTCAGGGTCTAAATCCATTGACTTAGCTATCTCCCTAATAATGTACTGAAACTTTGCGTATGGTGCAAGAGCAGGATTACTAGCTGTCTGTAAGAACTGCATAAGTCTTTGACTACGTACTTCATTAGCCATTAAGCTTTCTGTTCCTCTTGCTTTAATTTCTAAATCACCACGAAACTCAGGATTAAAATCAAACTGCATATTAAACCTAAACAGATTTTCTCCTAGAGGTCTTAGTAAATAGTCATCTACATTTTTAATTACAGCTTTAATACCACTGCTTGCAGCATTCATCAACATAGATATACCACTTGCTGTTCTTCCTACACCTGTCACACCTGTCTGTCCGTGAGAGAAAGATGGTAACCCTGTGCTTTCATCTGATAGCTGTCTAGCCTTATCAAACAGTTGCATATTCTCTCCTGATACATTAGGAAATTTAGTACCAAAGATTGCTTGTCCCGGAGCACCACCTTGTCTTCTAAAAACTTTTCCCGGATATACAGACAAGTCTTGTCCCGGAACTAAGTTTGTTTCATCTACTTCTATAAGTAAATTGCCTGACAGTACAGCGTTATCAACTGCCATACGCATAAAACCATTCATCAATGTTTGCGTATCATCCATGTTTTCGGCTATACCCACACCAAAAAATGAATATGGGTTTAGCTCGTAAGGTGCAGCCATATAAGGTATTCTAGCAGGTTTAAATGGGTTTAGTACAACTCTTAATAAATTGTTTTGACAAATCCAAATATTAGCATGTAACTCATCGTAATCACTTAATTCTTTTGGTATCTTAACATTATTGTCAAGAAGCATTTCAGTATCAACTGTTCCCCAATACTCTATAACTTCAAATCTTTCTATTTCAGATTCATCTATATAATCAGATAGATCATCTTCCCAATATTTCTTTTCGTATCCTTCACCCATCTGTATACTAAGATCAATCATGTTAGATCTAAAGAAAGGTCTTTTCTTTAATCCTCTTAACTGTGATCGTGATAGTTTATGTCTTTCAATAGCATACTGTGCTTCATCCATGTTAGTTGCATCAGGGTCAGGATAAAAATTCCACACAGATACATGGTTTACCTGTGGTATTGTTTTAAATACAGGATTGTATTCTCCACCTTCTTCCCAATTAGGATACTCTTTATCTAGAGCAAAAGGTCCTTTCATTATGCCTGTACCAAACAAAGCCATTTCAAATGCTGTGCTACGTAGATGTTTAGAAGCGTTAGATTCTTCTAACTGATCCATTATCTTTTTTTCCATCTTTTTAGCTGCAACCATAGCAGGACTATAGGTAACAGATTTAGGACTAGTTCCCGGACCTTCTTTTACATTATCAAACTTAGACAGCTTTTCTTGTAGAGGTCCTAACTGCATTGTAGAACGATAGCCAGCAGGTAAAGGTCCATCACCTTTAAATTCAGGTTCAGGCATACCACCTTCTTCTAAATCTATATGTACATTTTCAGAAACACCTTCAGGTAACTCTGTAGGTTCTACACTAATAGGAAACTTGCTTCCTGAGAATAACACATCTTGTATCTGACTATATGCTGCTAATGTTTTAGTTTTAGTTGTCTTTACAAATACACGAGATTTTTCAGCTTCAGAAAACTGTACATCAGGTCCATAGATACCACGATAGTTTCTATAAGAACGTAGCCATCTCATTTCATCTGTACGTCTTACATCTTCAGATCTTTTATATTTATCTGATACAAAACGAACTATAGCTGTTGCATACGTTTCATCATTAGTAGCATCAGTTGCATCATCTAAAGCAACTGCCTTATCTTCAATTGTATTTTCGTCTTGTTTTTCTGCCATATAATTCCTTAATATCCAAATGTGTTATCTGCTGGCTCGTATGTAGGCTTTGGTACTTTAGCATCAAAATCAAAAATATTAAATCTTGGTCTTGACATTATACCATATCTTAATGCATCATACAAGTGATCTTCAGCATTTGTGTCAACATCTTCAGGATTTTTCTTGTCTAATGGTATAGAAGGTATTTGAGATATTGTTTCTATACAGTTATTAAAGAACACTATTCTAGGTTCATTTGTAAATTCATCTACCTGTAATCTTCTATGTAATTCATTTTTACCAGATACCCTTGAACCTTTACTTCTATCAGAAGGTCTAAAACGGCATCCTTTTTTAATCATTTGTTCAGCCAAAGAAGGACCAGTATCGCCACGATTATGCCAAAGGCTAGAGTCCAAAACACCATATCTAATATTGCCATCTCCTGCTTCTACCTCCAATATCATATCAGCTAAGTCTGTAGCTAGTACCTTAGATACATATAGCTCTCTATATACTACAAGTTGTTCCGATGGCGAAACAGCAAACCAAAGAACACCTGAATAAGATCCATAACCATAATCACAAGACCTAAACTTAATCCAATTACTAGGTATACCATACGGCTCAACCACATGTATATCACGATTAAACTCTGAAAAAGCTGCACCCTCTTTAACATCCCAATCACCTTCAAGTAGCTGTTTTCTTTGATGTTCTGGAAGAGAGAGGAGCATTGCTTCATAGTCTCCACTTTCTGCGAGGTATGGATTATCAGATAGTCTTGCAGGAATAAATCTCCGTTTGAATAAAGATTTCCCAGCTTTAGAATGTCCTGCTGGGTATTTGAGGACTTCTCCTGTTTCAATGTCTGTTGCATCAAATGCTTCTCCAAAAGGTGCAGGATTAATAAACATCTTCTTAACCCATTGATGTCCTACACCACCCGGATTAGTTGTTGCTCTCATAAAGATAGGTAAGTCATGTGCAGTAGAACGTAAACGTGAACGCATATAGTTCCAAGCAAAAGGTGTAGACCACTGTGTTAATTCATCAAAACCTATCCAACTAAATGCTAAACCTTGATAACGCATAACGTCATTATCCCTATCAAGATACGACATCCATAATCTAGCACCTGACGGAGCTAACCATTGCATTTTTCTTTCTGACCACTTGATCCCTTTCCAGACTTTCGGATAGAGTTCTTGTGATTTAAATATGAGTTCCCGGAGTTCTTCCGTTGTGTGTCTAAGGAGCAACCCACTAAAGGCTGGATGACCCATGTATCTGAGTGGGTCTGCCAACATTGCAAAGGATTTACCACCACCTGCTGAACCACCATATAATACTTCCCTTTCACCTGCAGCAAGAAACTCTGTCTGAGGTCCTTCATTAGGTTTAAATACTACGTTTTGTTCTTCTTCAGGAACAACTTCTATTTCTTCTAACTCTTGTATTACAGGTTTAGGCTCTGCTACTTGTTCTTTCTTCTTCAAGTTTTTTCGCGGCTTGGATCGCCTTTTCTGCATACTCTGACCAGACACGGAGAGTTCTAGCTTTGTTCTTACGTTTTTGCTCACGCTTTACTCTTTTCATTAATCCTATATGCGAGATGTATCTATCAGTAAACTTGGTCAACCAATTGGCTACTTCTCTGTATGAATATTGTTTTAAATGTTCTTTAGCTTTTTCAAGTGCATCTAACTCTAAAGGTATAGGTCTAAGTATATGATCATTCTCAGGATCTACTCTATAACCAAATGGAGTTGTTTTTGCTATTCTTGGTATGGCTACCCACTCGCTATTTTCTTTTAAATCTATAAGATCAGGTAGCTTCCATTCACCTGTGGATCTAGTCATCTTTCTCTACTTTTTTAGCTGGCATTAGCATAACACCACCTGTTGATTCTACTTGTACTTTTTCTGTTTTAATTAAACCTGTCCTGTCAAGTAGCTCTTTTGCAGCAATCATCTTATCACGTATGCCTAATTCTGTAGGATCAAATAGTCCTTCTACCATAGCCATAGCAGCTTTAGGAGCATTGCTTGCCATATATAATTGTGTAGCTTCTAGTATTTCTTCTTTTAGTGATTGTATAATTTCCTGATTGTTTGTAGATGGCGAATACCCTGCAATAATTTTTGCATCTTTAATACTGCCATTTGCGTCTGAAAACAATGCATCAATAAATCTTTGTTGTCGTTCTGTTAATTTTCTAGCCATGCTTTATAAACTTTCTTTCTCTAGGTTTAAAAAACTCTTTTAAGTTTTCTATATGTTTCTTTCTTATTTTCTGTTTTTTTAACTCAAGCCTACTGCTTTCATGCGAGATATAAGTCTGTCTGCTCTGTTTGTTACCTGTTTGTACCATCGTGAGTCCTGCATTTGATTTCCTGCTTCATTCCAATCACCATCTCTAATTGCTTGTATCATCTTCTTAAATTTAGATAATCTAGGTCTACCCATATTAAACATCATGTTAGCTGTAATTAATTGTACCTCTTCAGGTAGCTTATCCCAATCATCAAATAATCTTCTACACTCACCTATTGTAACATTTATGTCTTGTTCAAAGACTTCGTTGACTCGTAT